ATTGGCGCAACTCGCACCATGTCCCTCTGGAGTGATGCCGCTGCAGAACGAGTCGTATGAGTGTTTGGAGTTTGAAGGCGATTCGGTGTTGGGTGTCTGTGTGGCAACGTATCTTCGGAAGCGATACCCCGAGAAGAAGCAGGGGTTCTTGACGGATGCCCGCAAGGAACTTGTCAACAACGAGCGGATTGGTGAACTTTCCAAACACATTGGTCTCGATGCGTTCTATGTCATCTCGCGTCACAACGAAGAATCACCCGCCATCGCAGGACGCACCAATGTCCAGAAACTTGGCGATATCTTTGAAGCATTTCTCGGAGCGCTGTGGACAGATTGTGGAAACCGGTTCCACATTGTCTATGCCTTTGTCGTCAAGGTGATGGAAACCTATCTGGATATCGAAGAAATCGTCACGACGGTCACCAACTACAAGGCAATCTTTCAGAAGTTCTGTCAGCGCGAGTTCAACTGTGCGCCTGTGTATGTGATGCTCTCGAATGACCACAAGAAGAATGAAATACGTGTCGCAGTCTGTGATGGAGCAGGAAACCAACTTGGACACGGTGTAGGCACCACGCGCAAGAAGGCAGAACAAATGGCGTGCCGCGAAGCACTCGAACGTTTGAGTCCCAAAAGTCTAACGGAGTAGTTTCTGAGTGCGAATACGACCCTTGCGATACTTTTTCAGTGTCCGCCCTCGTGTCTGTAAGACAGACTTGGTACAAATCGCAATCGCAGCAGATTCCTTGTTGGAATCAGGACGAGGGACAATCGACTTTTTCACCGTCTTCACGCAGCGATTGAAGCGCGCTGTCTGACTGCGCCGACGAAATCCGCCTCTTCGGTTGAATGAAAACAAAACCCGTTCAATGACTTCTTCCAATATCTCGCGCTGCTCTCGTCCGATTGGAGAGGACAAATCAGGATGTCGGGCACGTAGCGTATTGATGATAATGGGAAGATTCGCACGCGCACTTGGCGGGATGTCGTACCGCAGAAGGTCTTGTACAACGTTAATCGCCGCTGCTGCCGAACGGTCGTTCCGCAAGAGATTGTGCATCGCATCTGCCTCTGCTCGAGTAAGACGACGATTCAGGCGCTCATTTCGTCCGCCTTCTTGGTTGGGTTCGAGTATAAGGCGCAACCCATTGATTTCCGATTGCTGAAGTTTCACCGAGAGGTCGGGGTAGTTCATGCGATATGAGTTGATTAACTTCCGCACAGTCAGTCGCTCTCCGTCGGGCATATCATACCCGCTGAATTCCTCCAACACATTGATAACTGCTGCTACGGAGGTGTCTCCTTCGAATACCCGGAGCAACCTGTCCGAGTCTCTTCGTGTGAAGGGATTTCCCATTGTGTTTGTCCCAGAAGAATATATCCTACTGAAGTTATAAACAAATGGGCGGTGGTCTACTTCAACTCGTTGCTTATGGTGCTCAGGATGCCTACCTCTCTGGCAATCCGCATATTACGTTCTGGAAGGTGCTCTACAAGCGCCATACCAACTTTGCTATTGAGGCATTCCGCGTGAACTTCACCGGTGCCCCCGTGTATGGTCAACGTGTCGTCGCGGTGGTCAACCGCAACGCCGACCTTATCTGGAAGACGTACGTAGAGGTTACGCTGCCCGACACGACCGTTGGTAGTAGCGTGAACTGGACCGGTGGTGCGCAACGTCGTCTCGGTTACCTCCTCCTCCAGCAGATTGAGGTCGAGATCGGTGGTCAGATCATCGACCGTCATTATGGTGAGTGGTTGTATCTGTGGGAGACCCTCACTGCAGATTTCGATACCTCCATGAAGTTGGACACGATGGTAGGTGGACAGTATGGGGGGACAACTTCCAGTTTCGAAACTTGCAATGGTCGCACGAATGTTCTCTACATCCCTCTCCAGTTCTGGTTCAACCGCAACCCGGGTCTTGCTCTGCCTCTGATTGCTCTCCAGTATCACGAGGTTCGCTTCAACATTACCCTGAACGATGCCATCAACCTGGTGTCGGGCACTCCTGCGGGCGCAGGCACGATCGCCACCCAGGCAGGTCGTCTACAACCTCTCCGCGACATGGCACTCTACATTGATTATGTGTATCTGGATGTGGATGAACGCCGTCGGTTCGCCCAGGAGAGTCATGAGTATCTGATCGACCAACTCCAGTACACGGGTCAGCAGCAGATTACCACCTCGTCTGCTCGCTTGGATTTGACGCTCAATCATCCCGTCAAGGAACTCATCTGGGTCTTCCAGGACGAGCGTTACCTGGACTGCGGTTCGACCACGTCTGTTGCGGCGGGATTCACGCAGCCGTTCCGATACAACGATATCGTAGATCGCGCCCGCCTCCAGATCAACGGTCAGGATCGTTTCGATGAGCGTTATGGAGACTACTTCTGGAAGGTTCAACCCTACCAGCACCACACGGGTGGCGCATTCTCTCGCGCAATTGTCGTGACGAATGACACTGGATCGGCGGTTGACCCCGTGATTTCTAGCACGTCCCCGAACCCCATCAACGTGTATTCCTTTGCCATCCAACCCGAGGAGCACCAACCCAGTGGCACCTGCAACTTCTCTCGCATTGATAACGCGACTCTGGTGTTCAACAGCGTCACCAACGCAACTGCGGGCAACGACGATGGAACCTTCCCTAGCAAGTCCTTCCCGTACAACTTCCGTATCTATGCGGTGAACTACAACATCTTCCGCGTGATGAGTGGTATGGGTGGTCTGGCGTACAGCAACTAAGCAGGTGGTTTACCAATGAGGGTTTGCTTCAACTTTTCCAAATACAAAATAGCATCCATGTGCTCTTCTTGGGCATGAACAATCCATTGTAAAACAGAAAGGTCGGTTCTATCGAGATCCGTTCCGTATTTGGCTTTTCCAAACTCGGAACGTTGCTTGAACTTGTCAATCACTGCGCGAACAATGCTATCCATTATACTTCTTCTGCATCTACTCGTACGTAAGTCGGTGTACACGATTTCCAAAGAACCCGACCAATGACACTGACTCCAAACACACCACTGATTGTCAGCACGGTAATCCATGCTGCGTAGTCGTTATCCATAGTAAAACAATCACTCCTTCAACATAAATGGGTATCCCGCGTATCTACTGGTATGTCCTTCTCATCGTGATGTTGGAAACGCTGGCAATGTCGTGTTTCAAAAAGAGCGTGGATAGCACGGCATTCTTTGCTGTAGGTGTTCTCTTCTACGCCGCAGTTGGATACCTCTTGCGGTTTACCATGAATGCGTCCGGCATGGCAATGACGAATGCATTGTGGTCGGGATTCTCTGTGATGGCAACAACAGTTGTGGGTATTCTTCTCTTCAAGGAAGGACTTCATCTACACGACTTCTTTGCGATTGCTCTGATTGTCGGCGGTGTGATGATTCTGAAAGTTACCGACTAACTCTCGTATTCGGAACACATTCTCCGATGCCGAGTGTTTGCTGCATCATAATCGGCGCAGGTTGTCCCGGTCCAGGGCATGCGACATGGTCTTTTCCAAGAATGTGTCCCATTTCGTGCGAGACCATATACTGGCGGTAGTTGTAGAGGTCCAGTTTGCTTCGGTTCTGCATGCTGCCCGTCCACCGCATCGCATTCAAGTGCATATGTCTACCGTTCATCTCTGCGCAGGAAAGAGTGGGGTCTTCACAACCACTCTGCTGTATGGTCTTTGGAGAGGAGAGATGGATCAGAACAGCAGGGTGTTTGGATTCTTCAAACGTATACCCCTGACTTTTCCACCCATGTGGGTCTTGAAGATAGACGGACACTTCCTCCGCAAACTTGCGGGCGTCGTATTTGACATCGGGGTCTACGATCGCTTGGTAGGTGATTCGCATTGTATTCAAAACGGAAACTCTTTGTAAAAGGTATTGCTATTCACAATGAGGTGCGAACATTGCAAAAAGAAAAGTCATCTTGACTTCAAGTGCGATTGCGGCGGAGTGTTCTGTGTCAAATGTCGCACGCCTGAAGTCCACGGATGTTCGGCGAAGGAAGGGCAAAAAGTTGTCCTTGAACGTGTTATTGCTCCAAAGATTGAGAAGATATAGAACTGTTGTATCCTTCATCATCTGTTTCCATATTTTCCACTAGCGCATCCAAAATCGATTCGGTTATGCGTCGTGAGAATCCACGTCGTTGAAGAAGAGAGGTAATCATACCGCCATCTTCTTCAAAGAGCATCTCAATCTCAATCAAGGCATCGCGGTCGGGGTGGCGAATCGTGATGAGGTAGCGACTGGGAGGAGTGTAGTCAACGCGTGACTGAAGAATATGGGCGAGTTCAAGTTCAGTGAGAACATCCCAGACAGTGTTGTGTACGTTTCGCATCTTAACTACTTCCTGCTTGTCTGTGAAAAACAAATCCGTTTTGAGAACAATGAACGTTCTTCTCGAAGCATTGATTGTGGGTTTGATTTTGGTTCCCGTATATTGGGTTGTGGAGAAACTGCTTCCCGGTTACAGCAAGTGGGTTGTGGTGTTTGTTGCGGGTGCGGGTTTCCATTTGGCAGCGGAGGTGACTGGATTAAACGCTGCCTACATTTCTACAAAGAGATAAAGGGAAAAAGGTTTCCCTTCTTTTTTAGAGTTCATCGTGTTTGTAGCGTTTTTCATCTCGGTAGCATGACGAGCATGCCGTGTCTCCCACCATCGGTGCCCTGCGTTCACAGAACTCGCAGTTCTCCTCGGGTTCCGACTCGTAGTCGGGGAACCGCTCTTCGGGAGGGATCTCGTCGAAGTACTCGGGTTGGTCGTAGTAGGGGCACACCTCGCGGTAGCAGTCCTCGCACACACCATCCGGTCCGCCGATCATCCAATAACTTACCCTGTGGCACAGGCAACGGGCGCAGTCGGTCCAGCGCTGTTCGCAGCGCGTCTCGAATCCCCTCCATGCAGCTTGAATCTTGGTAGCAGCGATATTTTTCTGGTTGATTTTGTGTTGTTTGTATGCAGTCTGGATCACACGAGCAGGCGCATCACACACCTCCTGCTCCTTGCGAACCCACATGTAGTTCACGCGCCATGCCTTGCGAGTTTGCAGTAACTGCTGCTCGAGTTTCAAGGCTTCGGCGATATCATCCCCGTACTTCTCCGGTTCATCCACCATGTCCCGCAGAAGATTCATGTCCACCTGAAGGGACTCGGTCTCCGACGCCACCTTGTAGTGGGTCATCCGCATCGCGTGGGTCACATAGGAGTCGCGCATACCTGCGACACGGCTCACAAAGCGGATTGCCTTGCGAACGTGCTTCGACTTCTTGATGTACGCACCCGACCACGCCACCCACTCCACCTCACTCATTTCCAACAGCTGTCGGTAATGAGCTTCCTGCTCAGACATCACGAGAAGTCCCCACTCCAACTCACGGGATTCCTTGAGAATGGTTTGAAGAGTCATCATTTGAAGCTAAGATCCTAACTGCACCGCGGCTTGAAGCGTCTGTTGGTATAGGACAACACCTTCCATTTTCTTCACAAATCCAAATTCGTTTTGGAAACTTTTGAAAACGAATTTCATTTTGTCAACCAATCGGAAAGGTGTATCACAAGATGGAGCAAGCAATTCGTCAAGTAATCACTGCGGCCGTTCACCGGGTCAAGAGTAAGGAGTACGAAGTTACTCCCGAAGACCCCGTCCAGACTTTCCTGGATGACCTGTTCGCCGAGTTGTTCCCTGTTGTACCAAGCCACACCGAGACCCAGTCTGTCGAGGTGCCGGTCGTCGCCGTGAAGGAGAAGAAGCAGCGCAAGAAGAAGGAGACCCCTGCTCCCGAACCTGCTGCTCCTGTCGTTCCTTCGCAACCTGCCGAGGTTGCGGTTCCCGCGGAGGTTCCTGCGCCTGCTCCCGTGAAGAAGCAGCGCAAGAAGAAGGAGTTCTTCGGCAACGTGGACAAACTCACACCCACTCTCAAGAAGCAAGTCAAGAAGATTGCTGACGAGCTCAAGGTGGGTGAGCCAGACCTCAAGGGTCTGCTCGAGTTTCTGAACCACTTGCAGAAGGAGGAGTTCGACGGCAAGACGTTTGAGGAGCATGTCCGCATGTTTCTCAGACCCGTCGAGGTCCCAGCGCCTGCTGCCGAGGAGGAAGAGCAGGAGATGGATTGTATAGAGGTCGAGTTTGAGGGGAAGACCTATTATGTAGACACCACCACTCAGCGTGTGTATGAACCGCAGGGTGAAGCCAACGTAGCAGTTGGATATGTAGGTATGGCAGCGTTTGAAAAGATGATTGTTCCGGGGGAGGATGCCTGAATCGAACAGGGGAGCGGGTTGTTTAGTCAAGATATCTTACATCAAGCAAAACGGGAATTTCATATTGTATGGGCGCAGATTCAGGAGAACAAATCCAAAAACATAGAACCAACC